TCTAAATTCACGACCATGAATCTTGAGTCGTGTGCCAGAGTTAGGACGTGCTAAGATAAAGTCACCTTCTTTGCACCAAGGGCCAGTTGGGAAACGTTTATCATCTTTGTAACAATCAGGACCAAGTTTAACTACAAAAAATACCGTAGATAATACTTCTTCATTTCTCATTGTTTCTGTTGATTTGACAATACCACTATCAAATTTATCTTCAGCTTCTGGGAGTGCGCATAAAATGCGATATCCTCTTGGTTCTGGAAGCTGTCTTGCTTTTTCTTCATCCGTTTGGGGAAGTGTTGTTGCTGCGTTTACATCATCGGGGTTTGAGCCGATTAGTATTTCACTCATCCGAGTTCTCCATGTGTTGTTTTAGGTCTTTGATATAACGATATACGATAAGAAGACCTGAAATCTTTCCGCATATATTTTGGTATTCAGCATAGTCTTTGGCCATGCCAGTACCTAAATGTTCTTGTAGGTTTGCTACTTGATCATTGATTTCTTTTAGAACTGCATCTAGTTCATTCATTTAGTTTCCTTGTTTGAAGGTTGAGGTTTGTTTGCTGCTGCTTTTGCTTGTTGAGCCATTTGATTGTTATGTTTTTTTAGATCTATAGCCATGCGTAACTTATCAGTTTCATTTTGTTGTTGCATTTGCATCTTAGATCTACCAACTTCATTTCCAATCTTCATGCCTTCTATTCTTTCTTTAGCTGCTAATTGAGCTTTATCAGATTGAACTTTTGCACCTACTTGCATACCAGCAATTTCTTTTTGTGCTGCGATACGTTGTTTTTCAATCTCAAGTTGATCAGCTTTAGCGGCTGCTTCAATTTGCATTTTCTTCATCTTAATATCAATCTCTTGAGCTTTAAGTTGAAGTTCTTTCATTTGCATTTGAATGACAGGATCTTGAGCTGCTTGTTGCGCTTGTTGTGCTGCCATAGCTGTTTGATTTTGATTAAGCAATTGTTGAGCAAACGGAACAGCTTTTTGTGTGATAGCCATTTCCATTTGTGGAGACATTGGAGCTGTATCATCATCAATAAATGGTATAGGCATGCCAGCCATTTGTTCTAGTTGACGTTGATATTCCATGCCGACATGTTCAGTAATATGTGCTTGCATTGCAGCCATAATGATTGGTGCTTGTGGATTTTGACCAATAAGTTGTTTAATCTTAGGATCATTCATTGCAGCCATATGAATCTTAATGTGTGCTTGATGATCTTGATATGGGAAAGCTTTTAAAGGTTTTCCAGCTAAAGCTTGTACATTTTCTGATACAGCATTGACTGGTTTCATATCTTCTGGAATAGCCACTAACTTATCAGCATTCTTAATGCCTAATGCTTCTAACATTTGACGATGTAAGTATGGTAAGTTATAAAGTTGTGGTGCTGTTTGAGATAGTTGTAATACAGCTTGGTATTGAACAACTTTTTGTGACATGGTAGCTGCATTAGGATCTGATACTGGAATGATATTAACCATTGAGTAATCAGACTTACGAGCTTTACGATCACCACTAGAAGGTTCATATGAATAATCTTCTGGTGCATATTCAGCAATAATAAGTTTTAATAACTTAAATTCTTTTTTCATTGCAAAGTGAATACGAGCTTGAATAGCTGACATCACTTTTAGAGTTCTTTCAAGAATAGCTAATGTAGTTCCTACAGGACTATTTGCTGACATATCTGAAACTTTTAAGTCACCAGCTGCAGCAAAACGTCTGCCTTCATCAATAATTTGATTAAGTAATTGAATAAGAGTTTGTGATGGTTCTTTATAAGGCAATGGCATGATGTTATCTTTCATCGTTCCAGATGGAACGTCTACATCACGGAATTCGCCTGGAGCAATCGGTGTATCATCACCTTTAACTCTAAGGCCTCTTGTTTTAAATCCACCAGGTAGGTTTGCTAGTGATCCAGCGTCTACTAATTGTCTAAGTATGGATGTTCCAGATTTAGCAAAACCGCCTATTAAGTGGATAAGACCAAACGCATAAATACCAAAACCTGGTATGTATGTGTAATGTACAAAATGCTGACGCTTTTGATGAGTCTCATCATTTGGATCCCAGTTACGTCTAATAGCTAAAATGGTACTTGTATTCTTTTCAATAGTGACTACATAAGGAAGAGCTAGACCTGTAGGTTCACCATTTTTATCTGTGTGTTCAAAACCTGGTAAGTCTAAGTCAACATGCATCTCTAAGATCTTGTAACGATCATCAGTCGTTGCACGGAAACCTAACTTCTCAGCAATTTTCTTTTCAACTTCATCAAGTGATGATTCAGGTGCGCCTAAATCTACATCACGATAGAAGCCAGCAAGCTGAAGTCTTTTTAATTCATTTTCTGTTTTACGCATTACATGAGTAACACGTTCAGCTTGTTCAAGACTTGATGCACCATAAGGCATCACTAAGTCTTCTGCTGGTACATACATAGATACTTGACGATCTAATGCTGGATCAACATAAACCTTTTTAAATCCATTACCAGATAATGCTACACCCCATAACATTCTTTCATGTTCAGGTCTATATTCTGGCATGGCATCAGTTAATTCATAGTTCATGTCAGCAACTACACGTTCCATGGCATCTTTTTTATCTTGTGTTTCTTTACCAATAATCTCGCCTTTTACAGGACCAGATGCTGGGAAAGTATCCATAATCGTTTCTGATTGGAACTTAGTCACTGCTTCTGCTAAGATAGGATGATAAACACCGCAAGCACCATCCCATGGTTCTGCTCGTTCATCAATCTTAAGACCTAATAAGTCAAGACCATCTACATAGGTTTGAATCCAATCACGTCTTGAATCTACGTCAGCATCAAAGTCGCCTACAAGATCTCCAGCAAGTTGTGTTAACTCACCTTCATTTATGTATTCAGCTAAGTTATCAGAAAATTCTTCTCCGCCTGTTTCATCTTTGCCTAAATTAATTTCTATGCCATCCACATTCATATGGACTGCTTCTGGATCAACAATTTCTATTTCCATGGCTGGTTGTTGGGCGTCTATTCCTGCTAGACCTTGGGGAGCTTCGTAGAGGGCTTTATCAATTGACATAATAATCCTTTAATGGTAGATACAATATTTTAACTCTTTTATGCATATTTAGCTATCTAAATGCGGGTCCTACAGCCCATGCAACAGCCGTAAAACGATTTCCTTTTGTGACTGGTGTCACCCTATGGAACAAAGGAGAAGGGAACACTATGATTGTTCCTTGCTTTAATAAAGGCATTTCTGTGTCTTTTATTTCTAATTTTCTACCTTCATAGTCATTTGGATCAGATAAAATAAGGACTGCAGATAGTTTTCTTTGCATATTATGTTCATCGGGTGGCATCGTATCTGGATGCCAATCATAATGACCGCCATCTGTATAATGAGCAATCTGAATTTCTTGTATAGAATCTATGTCATAGTTCCATTGATGTTTATTAATCTCTAATAAATGCGTACTCATAATACATCCTACTGGAGAATAATAAGGCATAAAAGTCACAATGGTTTTTCTAATGTCTTTATTAATCTTAGAATTGTTTTGATCCATAAACTCAGCCATATGTTGAAGATTCCAATTAGCCTCTTCTATGATAAGTTCACATTGTTTCTTAGAAATAGCTGACTCAAATAGCCAGTAGCGTTGATTAATAATATCCAGTCTTCCTTCTAAATTCTTTGGGTTCATCGGGTTCATCTGTAGGAAGGCTTATAAATCCACCACGCCTAAAGCGAATAAGTGCTTGTGTGCTTGAGTCAACTAAGTCGTCATGATCTGAGTTTGGGAATGCTGCTAATTCTTCTATGACTTCCTCCGCCCATCTTCTTCTTGGCGCCCACACCTTTCCAGAAGCAAATAAATCACTTACTGAATTAACACGAGAGATCTTATCGTTACCTCGTGTGGGTGTAAATTCTTGAACTGGGATTCCCATCCGTCTTAGTTCAAAAACTAAAGGCGCACCTGATGCTTTAGCTTCCACAATGAATGCATCGGGTTGCCAATCTGTGTAATATTCCAAAGCTCTTGCTTTTAGCTCTGGAAATTCCATGCGTTCTTTTAATGCGTCAAGCAAAATAATGTGTGGGTCGTTTTCATTCTCGTCTTTATAAAAAACTCCCCAAGTAGTACATGCAGAATAGTCGGCACGTTCAGATTTTGTAAATGCCGTATCCCATGACTGAATAATAAATTGACATGGCGGTGGAGAATCTTTTTCCCATATTTGCCACCATTCCCGTTTAACTAAAGCGCCTTCTTCAGAAGTTGGGTATTGTTGATATTGAGCTTGCCATTTAGATAAAGGCAACTCAATTCTTAATTTACTTAATTCATCATAAGACCAGAACTCTGGCCATAAAGGTTTTTCACTTGGTAGGATTGCTGGAAGTTCAATGATTTCCCATTCATCACCTTCACGGTCAACCATAGATTGTAAGATACGACCCGTTAGATCTCGTTTAGCCCAACGAGTCATAACTACAACAATAGAACCACCTGGTTGTAAACGTTGACGAGGACCTGATGTATACCACTCAAACACCTTGTCGTATACGGAAGGGTCTCCAGCTGCTAACGCTGCTTCCTGTTCTGAATGCGGGTCATCAATGACGAGAAGATCAGCTCCTTTACCAGTGACAGTACCACCCACACCAATAGCAAAGTACTCACCATTAGCGTTAGTACTCCAACGACCAGCAGCTTTAGAGTCAGAACGTAAGGCGACATTTGGGAATATTTTACCATAGACTTCAGAGTCTACCAGATTTCTTACCTTTCGTCCAAACCCAACTGCTAATTCTGCTGTATTAGAACATTGAATAATCTTTTTATTAGGGAAACGACCCAAGAACCAGGCAGGTAACATATAAGAGGCAAACTCAGACTTAGTATGCCTAGGAGGCATGTTAATAATAAGACGCTTAATTTTTCCATCTGCAATCTCCTCAAATTTACGGGCCATTAAAGCATGGTGCCTTCCATGAATAAATCCTGGCCACATGGTGGTTACAAACTTCATAAAGTCTGTCTGACCTTCTTCACGAAGTAAAGCATTATCGTATTCTCTGACTTGTTCTAATACCATAGCCTGCTCTTCAGGCGATAGCATATTCATAAGTTCTAAGACTTTATCGCTCATCGCCACTTCTCAAATCTAGCTCTAAGCTTATTAGATTTTGTTTCCCAATATAAGTTACGGCTTGTAATGACATATACTGTACGATGGAACAATACGTTTTTAGATCGTTTACATCTATGACTTGCAGTAGGTTTAGTATCATACTTTAACTGCAATAAAAATCTGTGTATACAGAAATTAATCAAGATCTCTTACCCTTAACCCTACTGGACGTATGCTTCTTGCACGCCCTTTAACCCCTTTGCATACCCCTATCTCTATCAAGATAGACATCTTACGGGCCACATTTCCCCTACCCTTTTCGCCCGTTAGACGCATCACATCATCTATAGTTGGACCAAAACCGTAGAGCTTCCAAAACTCATCTACGATTAAGAATATTTGTTTCTGTGCTGGAGTCATATCTTTTCTACGCTTATAAACCATTTATGTACATTTTTAGACCAACGCATTCTTAACTTCCAGTTCCATATTCTGAATATAAACCCAGCGCTATCTTTATCAGATGGATAGTAAATGTTAAATCCTTGATGTATATATGTACCATCTTCTCTAAATCTAATCATTTCTTAAATTCATCTTCGGTTAATATAGGCTGGTCTTTCTTAGCATCTTTAAGCATCATCTCAAGCACTTCAATAATTTCTTCTGGAGATCCGCCTACAATATCATCACGCTCACTATACATATTAGGTGTCTTTTTATCATCTAAATAAAACACTTCATTTAATGCATAGTAAATCTCTCCAGTCTCTGGGCATTTACGTTTCATGATTCTATAGTTCCATGTCATACCACACCATGCACTTTTTCAACAGCACGAATTAACTCAACTAAGTCTTTTACAGCATCTGGATCATCTACGTTCCACTGATGATTTTTAAGTAGTTGTATAATTTCCTGTGGGTTTAAAGGCATGGTAAATCTAGTACCTTCTTTCATTCTATGAAGTGGCTTTTCTTTTGGTATGGTTAATAATTTATCGGTCATTTCCGCCCCTTTTTGGCGAAGCCATGCAGTATGAATGCTATAACCGCTACTAAATACATAGTAAAGACATAAGCCCATAGAAGGTGTGTATATACCCAATCTATCTCTATACGACTATAAGGCATCTATACGCATACCTAACATATGTTTAATCTTAATCTTCCATCTAGTTAGTAGAGGTAGCTTATGTAAGTCATATGCCATATTACCTATAAGCACATAAGTACCATATGAAGGTATCTTGTTCTTAAACCATTTAATTTTCATATTTATCTCCGTCAGGTGTATGGGACCCTAAATCATCAAGGGGGGTGTTTTCCTCAGGTACTTTCTCAAACGTCTCCCAAAATTTATCTACCCCTCCCCACTCTGATTCTGTGAAAGATAAGGGTGGTGTTTCGGATATAGAGTCGGATTGTTTGTCTGGAATAGTATGCATAGGCCTACCCTCAGAATTATGTAAAATTGGCCTGTCGGGTGGTGGTGGGTTCAAGTTATCGGCCTTTTCTGTATCAGGCGCTTCAAAAATACTTGGCGCTTCGTCTGTAATATCTTGGCTTATCTTATCATCAGGCGCTTGGTCTATGGTATCAGGTTCAGGGTTCGATAAGTTCCCGCCTGTTATCTCATTCAATAACTCATCCGCTTCAATTTTCTTTGCCTCTGTAATATGTTTTGATGACCTGATCGCTTGCGCTAGTGATTGTATAAGCCTATCCTTAGCCTTAGCGCTAGTGTCATTAGTTGTTATTTCTTTTCTTTCGGTAAATAGGGCTACTTCTGTTATCTTGCCTAATAATTCAAGCGCTTTTAATTGCTGGGCGGGCTTAACTTCGGGATCAATGGCCTTTTCGGTTAGCTTTTGTATGGTCAAGGCTCTTAAATGAGCGGGTAAAAGATATTTCTGCGCCTCTAATCCTAGCTTTATAGCCTCTACTTGAAGGGCTATAACGGGGTTTTTTGCTAGGTTTTGGCC